GGGAGAAACGCCTCAAGCTACTCATCCCACAAAACGCAAGCGGGAACCTACGGGAAACTCTCGTGAAGAGCTTATTGCCTATATCAAAGCTCACGCTATCTCGGACGAACTCCAAGAAGCTCTCATTGCCTTTGAGGAAATGCGACGTGTCTCTCTTAAAAAACCTCTCACCGATAGTGCCGTAAAGCTCCTCTTTAACAAACTACGACGACTTGCCCCAAACGATGAGCCTACGCAAACACTTATTGTTCAACAATCCGTGATGAATGGCTATCAGGGCATCTTTGATTTGCAAAACGAACACCCATCATTTCAACGCAAAACACACCAACAACCTAAATCAACTTCACTCGACTTTACAGAACAAAACCACCTCGTATGCAATGAAGTGGAAAAACAACTCATTGCTAACGGATACGGACATCTCATTTCTTCAAATTACGCTAACAAAAGGAGCAACTAATATGAACAAACAACAATCAATCGAAACTATGGCTAGATTTTTCGGTGTAAACATTACACCTACTATTCTTATGGATTGGCTTGGTATGTTAGAAGACTACGACGATATTACGGTCAACAAAGCTTCTAAACAACTTGTATGCACTTGTACAGAAGTCCAGTACGGAAAAATGCCAGTTTTTGCTTACATGAAAAAGGCTCTCGACGCTGTAAGTGGCTCTCTCACTTCCACCGAACGCATTACTCTTCAAGCCGAATCTGAATGGAACGTTCTTACCGAAGCTATTTCCAATTTAGGACGATACAAAAACCCCAAGTTTAATCCAACCACAGCCTACGTTCTTGATAAAATGGGCGGATGGCAAGAAGCCTGCTCGTGGGAAACAGCACGCTACACTTGGCTCAAAAAGGAGTTTGTTGAAAAATGGACACAACTCAATGGCAAAGAAAATGCCCTACAATCGCTTGAAATGCCAAAAGACATATCAAACGTTATACCGACCCATAAAAATATAACACAAGCCAAAATAGAAGCATAATGAATATACAAGACAACAAGCTCCCTTGCACTTCTCTTGGCGTTAAATGCCCATATTACAACGCAGAACAAACTCTCTGCTATGGACGCTTTTATGCACCCTACAAACTCTCAGACGACTTTGCTTGCCCGCAATTAGACTTTGCCCGTGAGCTTTACGTCGCTCAACAAAAAGGCTTTCAATGTAAACTAGAAGGTACCCTAACATGTCCAAACTGCCCTGTATAGACTACCAACTTTCTTGCCCGTTCCACGACGCAAAAAAAGGCTTCTGCTACGGCATCAATCCCGCTCGCAAGATACAATGGCTCGATGAATGCCCAAAGCTAGAAATTGCTCGTCCAATGTATCTTAAACAGCAACAACAAAAGAAAGGAAAAAAGCAATGAGTGAAAACATCGGCTACAGCGAAACACCTGAATACCTTGCCTACCTTGCTCATCGCAAGCAGTCGCAAGACCCTACCGCAAGCACTCAAGCCGTACTTGGCGACATCCTCGATACTGCAAAAAATATCATCAATGGACAACGCCAAAAAGACTACGGCGACCCTACCACGAACTTTGCAGACATCGCACGCTTATGGTCTGCATATCTAAACATTCCCCTAGCCTCAAAAGACGTATGCAACCTGATGGTACTTCTCAAGCTCTGCCGTGCCAAAAATAGACAATTCTCTAAAGACACTTTTGTGGACATCGCAGGCTATTCCGCCATTGCTTCTTACATCACGGAAAAGGACGCACAAAATGCTTGAACTCACTCCAGTCGATTCTCATATCGCCAAACAAGCCTTTCACTTTTACGGTGCAACCAACCAGATTATGCAGGCAATGGAAGAAGCAGGCGAACTTACCGCCGCTTGCAACCATTACCTCCGCAAGCGTGTAGGGTGTGTAAAAGAGCTAGCATCTGAAATTGCCGATATGCGTATTATGCTTGAACAGCTCACCCTTGTTGTAGGTGAAGACGCCGTGAGCGAAGAGATAGCCTTTAAGCTCGACCGCCTCAACGACCGTGTAGGACACATTGTTGTAGGCTCTGGACTACAAGACCACCTCGACGGCATCGCAATAGGTGGTACAGACTAATGGCAATCAAATGGATTCAAGGCGAGTCGATTACTCTTGACGAATTGTACAAGCAGATTTGCACGCCTCAAACAGTACGCAAGGCTCGTTGCCCAAAACCCGCCACAGAATACCGTTCAAAGCTAGAGCAAGAATACGCTTCTATTCTCGATTCACGCTTACATGCAGGCGAGCTTGTTTTATGGAAGTACGAGCCTCTTACCCTTAAACTTGCAAAGCTCACAACATACACACCCGACTTCTTTCTTCTTTACCCCGATGGACACATCGAGCTACACGAAACCAAAGGCTTTATGCGAGACGACGCAAATGTAAAAATCAAAGTAGCCGCTTCAATGTATCCATTCTTTACGTTTATACTCGTGCAAAAAGTACGCAAACAATGGCAATTCAAGGAGTACCCACATCAATGACCCAAGAAAAACTCAAACGTCCCGAATGCCTCAATGGCTTCACTCAAAAAGTAAAAACTGGACTCGGTGATATGTACATCACCGTCAACGAGTTAGACGGAAAGCCTATTGAAGTATTCGCAACAATAGGCAAATCGGGACAATCGCTCACTGCAAAGGTCGAGGCTATCTGTCGCCTTATCTCTCTTGCCTTACGCTATAGCATTGACGTCCAAGAAGTGATTGACCAGCTCAAAGGTATTGTAGGCGACCACCCCGTATTTTATTCGGGCGAACTTCAACAATCCATTCCTGACGCTATAGCTCACGTTCTCGAGGCTAGATACAAGCAATGAATAACAACTTTACCTTTTTTGCCAACAAAGAATGCCCGTTCTATCCGTGCCACAATATGCCAGACAACGAGCCACTAAATTGCCTTTTTTGTTTTTGTCCATTGCACCACAAAAAAGAATGTCTCGGCACTCCTCAATACCTAGCTAACGGATACAAAGACTGCTCTCAATGCACATATCCGCATCACAAAAAAAACTATCAAAACATAATCAATAAACTCATAGAAGACTCAAAGGCTTGATGATGAAAACAATGGTACAAGGTACGCTTATTGACCTACTCTTTAAGCCAACCACTGTACCCGCAACACCCCCGCAAGACGATATTAGCGACGCCGAAAATGCCCGTATTGCTAACAGCTCTCTCCGCCGTTGCCACGATTGCGGAAAGCCTACAACACAATACCGTTGCCCTGCATGCAAGCGTAAGTTTCAACGTAAGTACGACGTAGAACCCGAGTTTATTGCCGATGATGATTATGATGACGCCTAGCCCTCTAAAACCCCTCTTTGTGTAGAAATATCGCGGTATGCTACAGTTTACGCAAAAAGGAGATGGACAAATGATTGAAGCAAATTACGAGTTTTTAGAACAGCTTACACGACACGAGGGGTGTATTCTACATACATATCGTTGCCCAGCAGGCAAGCTCACTATCGGTGTAGGGCATAATCTCGAGGCTAACCCTATTCCAGACATTCGACCCAATATGAAAATCACCCACGAACGTGCATTAAAAATACTCAAAGCAGACTGTATTAGTATTGCATCACAACTCGACAAGCACATCTCTTGGTGGCGTACTCTTACCCCGCCTCGTCAAGCCGTTTTGCTCAATATGGCGTTTAATATGGGCGTTCAAGGGCTTTTAGGTTTTGAACGTACCCTTAAAGCTATCAAAGTGGGCGATTATGAGGACGCTTCGGGGCGTATGCTCAATTCTTTATGGGCAAAGCAAGTAAGCAAGCGTGCTAAAGAATTGTCCCGTCAAATGCTTACGGGCGAATGGCAGACAAGCTATAATGGCAATAAGTGATATTCTTTCGGAGGTAGGCGTGTTTGACTTTTTTAGCAACATTCAGACCGTCGTGATGGCAGGAGCCTTACTCCTTGCTCTTGGTTGTGGTATTTATGGCTATATTCAATCTTCTCGTGCGGATGAAGCAGAGGCGAAAGCTTTTGTCTATAAAAACGCCCACGCAAGTGCAGAAGAAGTAATCAAAAAGCTACAAAAATCACGCAACGCCGCAATGCAAGCCCTAGCAGAAAGAGATGCAACACTTGGCACATTAAGAGGCGAACTTTCACAGCTTCAAACACAATTAAGGGAGACATTCCGCAATGATAAGACCGTACAAGATTGGGCTATGGCTCCTGTGCCTGATAACGTTGTCCGCTTGCTCGACGGTGGAGTATGTTCCGCAACCAGTGTTGGTCAAGCAAGAAATACCGCCACATCTTCTACTGGAGACACCAATGCCAAAAGCACTCATTAAAACCAACGGCGACTTGGTAGAGTATATCTTACAGCTCCAAAATAGCCTAAACACCGCAAATGCCGATAAGCGGGCTATCCGTCAATGCTTTGAGGATGAGAAGGTAGGACACTAAAATGAATGAGCAAAAGACATTTCTTGACGCCGTGATAGAGACTTTTCCCTTTGTTGGTGTTGCTATTCTTGGCTATTCAATTCACGCGTTAGAAAAGCACATCTCGTTTATGCAATTTTTAGCCTCTGCACTTACTGCAGGCTTTACAGCGTTTTTAACAGCAATGATAACCCCCGAGTTTGGGCTATCTTACGGGATGACAACAATGATTTGCGGTGTGATAGGCTACACAGGCGGTAAGACGATTGATATTTTTTCAGACGCTATTCACGCCCGTTTGCTTGCTATCCTAGACTTTGATTTTACTAGCTCTCACAAGTCAACCAGCACAACAAAAAAGTGAGCTTTGTACATTGCTTGAAGATAGATACGACGACACAACCGATGAAAGCGAAAGCTACGGTATCCCGCAATTTATTGACCCTCTACCAGTAGGCGGGGAACGGGTACATCCTAACCCCGTCAAATGGGTTAAGGAAGAGGCAAATGCACGGCTAGAAGTCTCTCGTGTTTGTCCAGTATGCCAGAAAGGATTTATCGGATTACATAACCAAGTTTTTTGTAGTCGGCACTGTCAAAGGAAGTCGTATCAAATAGGGCTACAAATACAACGCCCACCACGCAGACAGATACAACGCAAACGACCCGTACAATTAAGCCTTATTGGAGGCTAAAATGAATACATCTAATCTTATCCCTTTTGGTCAACGAACAGAGAACGAACAGAGAGAAATGAAGCGAAAAGGCGGTCAAAAATCGGGCGAAGTACGGCGTGAAAAAAAGAATGTTTTACTTTGTTTGAATGCTCTTCTTGAACAGTCCTACGATACCCCCGAAGGTAAGGCAACAGGAGCAGAACTTATTGCAAGCAAGCTCTTTAATCTTGGCGTACAGGAAGGCAATATCAAAGCCTTATCTGAATTACTTGACAGAGTATATGGCAAGGCAAAACAAAATGTGGATGTTAGCTCATCGGATGGCTCTATAACTGCACTTGGGGCAATATCGTTTAATGAATGGAAACAAGCACAAGACAAAAAACAATAATTGTTCCCGAGCCTTTCCAGTGTCTCTTTCCCTCTTGGTGGAAGTCAAGTCGCTACAAAGTTTTTTACGGTGGACGAGGCGGTGGTAAATCGTGGTTCTTTGCTCGTGCTTTATTAAGTATTGCATACGAGGTGCCTATGCGTGTGCTTTGTGCAAGAGAACTGCAAGTATCTATTGCAGATTCTGTTCACCGTCTTCTTTCAGACCAAATATCCGCACTAGAATTAGATAAATGTTTCAAAATTACTCAAACGGGTATTTCTTGTCGCAACGGTTCCGAGTTTATCTTTAAGGGACTACGCCACAACGCTAATGAGATTAAATCACTAGAAGGAATTGATATTTGTTGGGTGGAGGAAGCCCAGAAAGTGAGCAAAGAGTCGTGGGATTTGCTCATTCCCACCATCCGCAAGCAAGGCTCCGAAATATGGCTCTCTTTTAATCCTGATAGCCCAGACGACGAAACGTGGCGTCGCTTTGTTCTCTCTCCGCCCGACGACGCTATCATCCGCAAGGTCAATTATTCAGACAATCCATTTTTCCCCGATACCCTAGAGCAAGAACGAGCCTACGCCGAACGTGTCCTCAATTACGACGACTACGCTCATATTTGGTTGGGCGAGCCGTCTATCATATCAGACGCTCAAATCTTTAAGAACCGCTGGGTTGTGGAAGAGTTTACCGCTCCGCCTAAAACACGTTTCTACTGGGGGTGTGATTGGGGTTTTGCAACAGACCCTAACACTCTTATCCGTTGCTTCATCACAGATAACAAGCTCTATATTGATTACGAAGCGTACGGTGTTGGCGTGGAGCTGGACGAGATACCACAGCTCTTTGATACCATCCCCGAGTCTCGTAAATGGCAAATTAAAGCGGACTGTGCAAGACCCGAAACAATAAGCCATATCCGCAATAAAGGCTTTAATATCGTACCAGCACCTAAATGGCAGGGAAGTATAGAAGACGGTATAGCTATCCTTAAATCGTTTGAAAAAATCGTTATTCACCCTCGTTGCAAGCATACAATAGAAGAAATGAGAATGTACTCCTACAAGGTTGACCGTATTACGGGCGAAGTTTTGCCTATTATTGTTGACGCATTTAACCATTGCGTCGACGCAACCCGCTACGCTCTCTCTGACTACATCCGCAACAAGGCAAGTTTACAAATCAATCGGAATATCGGGCGACGTATTGCCGCTCAAAACTGGCTACAAGACCCGCTTCATCCGCACAAAGCCGTTTTTAGTGGTATTGCGTAGGGTTATTTTTTTATAAACAAAGTAGTGCCTAATGACATTGCCAAACCACCAATAACGGTTAGTGCAACACCGCGTATATTTTCCATATCTTCTAGCGAAAGCCAACGCCAATCTATTGGAAGAATAAGATTCAAACAAAATGATACCAATACTACTATGCACAACAAAACAAGAGCATATACCACAATACATCTTGCGTTTGATTTTACCTTTTCTTCCTTAAAGGTTATTTTGTCGTAGTCGATAGTATCCTTATCTTCATTATAAGTATTATTTTGAATGGAAGTTTTAAGCCGAATGAGTGGCGTTTTCATTCAGTACCTCGTTTGAAAAATACTCGCGGATATATTCTGCAGGAATAGCTATATTCCAATGCTCGCCATTTTCTCTGATAGTTTTATCCCACGGAGAACCGAAGCTATGAGACCAATCAGAAAGAGCACTTGCGGTAAAAGAACCAAATTCATCAAGAACCGATTCAACCGCAGTAGATATATCAGGGTTATTATCATTGCGAACAGTATCAGAATATGCACTTATATTGTTTCCTTTATGAATATATGCAAACACTTTAGGAAATACAGGGCCGTGTGGCCAGCATCGTGGTGTTTCATCGCATGCAAGATTACCTTTCCATGCAAGCATTACTCCATACACACAGTATAGAAGCTTTTGTATTTTTGTATTGTTATAGCTTATATTACGTCTATCGCATTCTTGAGCAATATATGCGGCTACGTCTCGACTATCAAACATAGCAACCTCCTTGTGTCTGTTTTAGTTTTTCATACTTTATTTTTTTTGTCCATATATTGAGGGAGTTTTTTGCGTATTTTGAGAGAAATATACATAGGTGAGATACTCAATTTATCCGAACGGAGGAATAGAAATGTCAACACCTGCACCTACAACAATCACGCTCACGGCTACCATAAGCAACCAAGACGGTACTCCTTTTGATGGAGAATTGTGGCTTGAGCTTGCCTATACATCGCAACAAGACGACACCAAAATAATTATTGTTCCCGAACGTAAGCAGACCGCAAGGTTTGTCAACGGTGTGGCTACTATGCAGGTTGTACCGAATGCAGTTATGGAACAGGAGGGGACATTTTACCGCGTGCAAATTGTTAAGGTGCAACGGGTATCGCAATACACGCAAAAGGTAGAGCAGTACCTTTGCAAGACCGTTGTAGTGCCGAATAACGATTGTAATCTTGCGGATATAACGGCGATTGAACCCGTACAACCTACTACGATTGAATATGTCGAGCAGTTGGTAGGAGAAGCCAAAACCGCCGCTACATCGGCACAAGCAAGTGCTACAAGTGCAGGAACAAGTGCAAGTACGGCAACGGCACAAGCTACAACAGCAACAAATCAGGCGGGTATAGCAACCACAAAAGCGGGCGAGGCGGCGACTAGTGCAACCAGTGCAAGCAATAGTGCTACATCTGCACAACAATCCGCAAGTACGGCAACCGCAAAGGTGGCGGAAGTAGCTACTATTGGCGACCAAAAAATAGCCTCTATTACAGCGGAAGGAACCTCACAGGTTAGTGCCGTAAATACAGCGGGAGCAACGCAAGTATCCGCCGTAAATAGTGCGGGTAGTACGCAGGTTGGCAATGTTAATACCGCAGGGACTACACAGGTTGGACTTGTTCAAGCCGAAGGTACAACCCAAAAGAATGCTGTTCAGGGTGAAGGCACAACCCAAAAGAACGCCGTACAAGCGGAAGGTTCAACCCAAGTATCAGCGGTTCAATCCGTAGGCACAACGCAAGTAGGCAATGTTAATACTGCGGGAAATACACAGGTCGGTCTTGTCAATACCGCAGGTGCAACGCAAATAAGCACAATAGAGACAACGGGCGGGCAGTATGTGGCACAAGCTCAAACCTACGCAACACAAGCTCAAACATCCGCCACTAACGCAGGAACAAGTGCAAGTAATGCCCTAACCTACGCACAACGTTCTGAAGCCGCTTATGAGAGCTTTTCAGACATCACCGCTACTGCAAGCACCTTACAACCGTCTCAAAGTGCTACGGCAAGTTTTAATGCAAGCACGGGTGTAATGTCGTTTGGTATTCCGCAAGGTGCAACGGGTGCGACAGGTGCAACAGGTCAAGCGGCAACCATTGCGGTTGGCACGGTTAGCACTGGTCAAGCGGGTTCATCGGCAAGTGTCGTGAATAGCGGAACGTCTAGTAATGCCGTGTTTGACTTTGCCATTCCACGAGGCGACAACGGCGTGTATATCGGTTCTTCTACGCCAACAGACCCAGAAGTGCGGGTGTGGGTGGCAACCGATGGCACGCAAGTGGAAACTTACTCCCCCACAATCGTAACCGATTCTTCAAGCACAAGCGTTGTGTTAGACGCAGTAGCAAATACACATTACACATACGGAGTGCTATCGTCGCTTACTGTGAGCTTTCCCGCTTCAACAACGGGGGTGTATCGGTACATACACATTATGTGGGAGAGCGGTGCAACGGCTACCACGCTTACGTTAAGCGGTACAAATGCCCTTGTGCCTAGTTATGGCGTTGGTGCTAATCAAATCTGCGAAATAGACGCTGTGTGGAACGCCGTAAAAAGCAAGTGGATAGTGAAGGTTGCACAACAAAGTAATACAAATGCGTGAGGTGGGATATGTTGAGAATGCGTAGAATGATGATGAGACGCCTGCCCGCTGAATACCAAGAAGTGGAGTATTTAGAGAGTACGGGCGTGCAGTGGATTGATACGGGGATACAAGCAAAAACTACACGATTTATTGATATAACGTTTACGACT